TCATTACCGCCATTAAATCTTGATTAGTAAATCTTGTTGTAATTGGTTTAAGTTGAACGAATGACATAGGCAAACTCATTTGATTCACTTCAAAGATTTTTCTTAAAACTTTAATGATGTGATCTTGGTAAGGTTTTATAACTGTATTAAGATAATAGTTCGCTGCAGAATTTAGTTCGTCTGCATTGTTTCCTAATCCTGTGTCTGATTTTATTCCCATTAAGACAGGACTTGTGCATCGGTGTCCTGTTAGGATATTTTGAACAAGTAATTCTTGCAAGGCAAGATATTGTTTATCTGCATCACTTACACTTATAGGATGGATTTCAGGTGTTCTTGTTTTATCATCTGAAAAAGTCAAAACAAATTTTCCTGAGTTATGAGCACCTGCAAACTTTTTTGCTAGGCTAGATTCAATTTGATGTCTTTCCTCTTGTGTAGGCACTCCATTAGCAAATGAGATGAAGTAACTCCCGGCAAATCCATTGCTAATATTCGATAAGTGAAACTCGGCTACTCTTTGATCAACCAATGCCCAATTATTTGCTGCAACATAGTCAGGAGTATGATAAACTGACATAGCAGGAGAATAAAGTCCTGAGTATAAAATTTGATTAGGATTAGTGCGATCATTCACATTAAAAGCAGGAACAAACATTGGCTTATTCTTTCTTGTGTTAGTCCAATCTCCTGAGATAAAATACCCCTCAACCTTACCCATCTCATTTGGTTTAGCACATCTTATCTTTTCGACAGGCACATGGTAGATTTCTGCGATTTGAGTTCTATCTTGTGTCCATACTATATTCAATGCAAAAGCACCTTGTAGTTTGAAGTCAAAACTAATCTTTTTTATTACTTCATTCAATGTTTCTGAAGAGTTAGCACTAGCCATAAATTGCTTGAGTTTAACAATTGAATCTAACTGATCTCCGTCCTCATCATCTATAACTAAATCCTCGCCTGCAATCATCTCGCTTGTTGCATTTATAATTGCTGCTTGGGTACTTGAGTTGTAGTATAAATCGATTAAAAACTGAGGATATAAGTTTTTCCATTCCTCTGTTCCATACTCAATATATTCTTTACTTTGAACTTCTTGAACTATAGGAGCAGTTGATGCTCCAAAATCTACTTTTAAAATATTTTCCATTTAATCTCCTGTATAAATATAATTAGTGTTAGTTGGCTCTACATATTCAGTATATTGAACTTCCTCTTTTCCTGTTATTTCTTTTGCATACATTTTGCCTATTGCTACCAAACCTTTGACTACACCATTAGTAGGATCAGCAGGTAAGATATCTGTTTCTGATGTTGGAGAGGTGTCATCATAAGACATTGGTTGTTCTTCCCAATACACCTCGTAAATTTCATACTTCCAATATCCTGCTAATTTTAAATTTAATTGTCCACCAAACATATCAGGACTAGCATTATACTCAAAGTCAAAGTTAGTGAATCGATTATAGACAATAGGATTATTAGGATAAACATAAATAATCTTCCCTGACATGTCATTAGTAAACTTAAACAAAAATCTTAATACACCATGAGGTGGATCTATAACATTGTTAGGCATAATTTGATTTGCCTTAGTATTGATTTTAGCATTAAAATTACTCTCAACTATACTTTGTATCATAATCTATAATAGAAAATTTTGCTTTTTGTTTTATATGCAAAAAAAGGGTAGCCAAACGACTACCCTTTCTTAAAAAATTTATTCTAAAATTATACTTTAATAATGTTGATTGCTCCTGCAGGAAGATTGTCAAAAGGATCAGTACCATAATCTATAACTTGAGTACAAGGAGTCGCTTCAACTCCGTCCCATGTCAAATCATAACCGTTCCTGTCCCCTAGGGCTGCCCCCGAGGTATCTGTTCCTGCATTCAACTGCATACCATTTATTGCTCCTAGACACATGATCACATTATGATCATCTGCAACACTAGGTCCTCCCATTTGGTTTAGTTCACAAAATACTACAACTTGAGTTGCTCCTAAAAGTCTCATCTCATTTTGCATTGAAGCATCTAATTTATCTAAAACCATCTGAACTGTTGGAGTGTAAAAAATAGTACCATTTTCTCTTGATCCCACTAAAGTATCTGTGAATGATGCAGTACCTCTTGGTAAAGCATATCTATAAAGAGAAGTTGCAGTTCCTGTTGATAAAGGATCCATGTCGATATCAGTAGTCCAACCTGCAGTCGCTCCTGTCCATGATTGAGTAACTGCAGTAGTATCAGCAACACCAAAGTAAATATATTGAATCCCACCTGCAATTCTATTGCAATCTAGTCCTCTACCTTTTGTGATTAATGCACAAGCATTTGGATTTTCTGCCATATATTTTTTCTTTTATTGTTTATTAATACTATTTTTACTTAACCCAAACTATATCTGCTCCTGTTCCATGTTGAACACCACCAGTATATTTTGCGATCATTCTTATGTTGTTGCTACCATCTAAATCAGACATATCTAAAACTCTTACTTCAGTAGTATCTGAAACTAAGTCAGTACCAAAGAATAAGTTAGATTCTTGAGCAATTACTAATTGATCATCTAACATTCCATTTGCTACACAAACTTGAACACCATTTACTATAGGTCTGTAATCTGCTTGCATGTTGTAAGCATTTAAGTAACCTAATTTAGAAATCGCAGCAATGTAAAGCATATAAGATTTTTGATTCATGTAGATTCTTAAATCATCTGAACCTAATACACCACTTGGTATATCAGCAATTCCTGCTTCAATGTTTGCTATAATGTTTGTAGCATCAAAAGGTGCAGTTGCAGCAACTGTGTTTACTGTTGCATCAGTAGCAAAAGTTCCTGTAGTTGCAGTTGTGAATCCTTCAAACTGTCCTGCAGTAGCATCTGCTCCACCCCAAATAGATGACTCAACTCCTTGTGCAATATTTTTTGCTAATAAAGAGATAGCATAATCATTGAAACTAGGCACATCATTGTTCCATGCTCCAGGTCTCATTCTTAATGCTTCCCAAGAAGTTAAAAGATTGTTCTTACAAAGTTGTAAGTTAATCATTAAGTTTTTAGGCTCTAAGATTTTGTCAGTTAAAGTTAGTGATCCTGCTGCAGTAAAGTCGCATGCCGCATCTTGTACTAAGTCAGCACCATTCATTGCTTGAATAGCAGTTTTATATTTCACATTCTCTATAGTAGTTAAGCAATCCAATGAAGATACTTGCATAAGTGCCTTAGAAATGTAAAAACCTGCATCAGTTCCACAGAAATTTTCAGTCACCACAGGTGGTCTTTCTTCTGCTAATTCTAGTCGATTAGTTTTTTTCATTTTTTTGTTCTTTAAATTAATTAGTTATTTTGTAAGTCATATAAAAATCTATCAGAACTACTCATGTTTAAGTAATCTTTCCTAGATAGTTTCTTTGTTTCATTTGCTCCATGTTTACTAAATTTCTCTGCATTCACAGGAGCGTCTGCAGGTAATTTTGCAAGTTTTTCTTTCAACATCTCATTTTCTGCTTTCAATTCTTCAATGCTAAATTCTTTCACTTCTTTTGTTGTGATAGTCTTAGGATTAGTTCCTGGCTCAGATAATTCTTCAACCATTTCTTCTTCATCTCCTCCTACTTTATCCTCTTTTAATTTTGCAACTGCATCTTCAAGATTTTGGATTCTTTTTTCCATTCCCTCCCAATCTTCAACATCAGCCATATCTTTGTCTTTTTCGTCTTCATCCTCGTCCTCATCTTCTTCCTTTTTTTCCTCATCATCTTTTGCTAACTCTTCAGATGCTTCAGTTTCCTCAGTTGTTTCTTTTTCCTCAGTTTCAGATTCGCTAACTGATGCAACAACTCCCTCTTCCTCTACAACAAATGAAACACCATCTTCAGTCTTATAAGTGCCTATTGGTAAAGGTATTGTAGTACCATCTTCAGTTAATACTGATACATCTGATCCTGTTTCTAAAACATCTGCAGTTGAAACTAATATAGTTCCATCTTCAGTTTTAGATTGCCATTCAAACTTTACTGCATCAGAATCATTGATTCCAAGTGCTATTTTTATTTGTTTTTTTAAATCCATGTCTTTCATTTGTTTAGTATATAATAGTTAATTTACTTTTTTATTTGATTTTCGTTTATTATTTCATTCAATGCAGTTAGAATCTCCTGATCAGTTGGTTGTCTATTTGACATGTTTTCCATCTTGTCAGTAAAGTAACCCTCTATACTAAGTCCTTTCAATTCTCCCTCTTTTATTTTTTCCCAAAGTGCATCATTTTCAATCTTCATTTTTACAAACCAAGTTCCATTAGGCAAGTCAAAACCATAAAGTTTAGACTTATCTTGATCGCCCTCTTTTATCCAACTTTCAATTGTCAAAACACCACTAACTCTTTCCTCATGTTGATAGGTTGCCTTATGGTGGTTGTTGTGTTTAAGATAAAGTTCAGATGCTTGTCTAACAGTTTCAGGACTAAAATACACATAGTAGTCAGAATCGGTGTTAGGATCGTATCGGTATATCTGTTTGTTAGGAATCAATGCAGGACTAACTAACATTCTTTTTTCCTCATCAACTTTAGCAAAAGTTAAATTGTTTTTTTCTTTTCCAAAAAATACAAAGTCTTGCTCAATCGCAGGACTAGTAACTAAGGATATTGCATCAATTGCTAATTCCTGAGATTCGTCCTCAATTATGAGTTCAACTATCTTAGTAGTTTTTTCATAGTCATGATCAGGATTTGCTTCTTGACATTCTTCTATGGTAGAGTATTCACATTCTCCTGTTTCTCCCCATTTATATTTTCCATCTTCACATTTAGTACAAGGCATAATTTATAATAGATTAATTTTTATTTTATTTGATTTTTAGATTGTTGATCGATTTCTAATATCTTGAAGTTGGTCTTGACTATCAGTCATCTCATCGGTTACAACAAAAGCCTTGACAGGATCAGGCTCATTGCCTACATTCCCTAACTCGAATGCTCCACCCATCATTTCTGCTGCAGGTTCTTCAGGTGTAGGAATGTCAGGGCCTCCTCCTCCTCCTGATGTTGATGGTGGTGGTGGTGTAGATGGTGTACTTGTTGATCCTTTTCTTATTGCTTGAATGTTTTTAAATCCTGCAACAATCGCTGCTGCTGCTGCAATTCCACCAAGCACAGGACCTACAAATGGTATAGGTGCTAATGAAGCAAAAGCAGATGTTGCTCCTTGATATGTTGAAATGGTTGCACTCGCTATTGCTGCTGCCTTTCCTGCCTTACTTTCTTTTCCTAGCATTTGTGCAAGATTATCAAAAGCACCTTTCGCCATGTCAAGTTTTTGCTTGGTAGTTATTTCAGACCATTTTAATTCTTTCTTGTCAAGTTCCTTTTTAGCATTCGCATATTTTATATCTAACTGTTCTTTGATTTGTGCAAAGTTTGCTGCATTCTCATACTTGGTTAATTCTTTTTGGTATTCAATTTCAATCTCCATTAAGGCTCTTTCTCGCAAGTCCTCAATCGCTGCAAGCATGTTTTCTTCTTCCAACTCTTTCAATATTAAATCTTCCTCTGCCTTAATTGCTTTTCTTTCGGCTTCTTCTTCCTCAAGTTTAATTCTTGCTTCCTCTGCTTCCTCTGCAATTCTTTTCTTTTCGTCTTCAAGTTCTTTTAATCGTGCAAGTTCCTCTGCTTGGATTTCAGCATTTAAAGTATTCATTTCTCGCATCAAAGTTCTTTTCTGATTCATTGATGCAGTTTCCATGTTGATGTACTCAACTTTAGCCATTGCTAATTCTTTCTCATCCTCAGCAGTAGAAAGACCCATGTCAAACTGCTCTTGCATGATTCTCACTTTCTCTGCTTGATTTCTTAACTGAACATCTAACAAAGCATTCTCTTGGTTAATGACATTTTGAAGTGCTTCAACTCTTTCCTCTTGACTTAAAGTTTCATCTTTCGCAAGTAGTCTTGCTTCAGCAATTGCTTGTTTCTTTTTTGCTTCCATGATAATAAAGTCATTGTTCGCATCTCTTAAATTATTGGTAGCAATTTGTAATTCTTTCGCTTGTTTAACTTCTTTTTTCATCTCCTCGCCTATACCTGAGATAGATGCTTTCATGTCGGCTGCTGCACCTTTAAAATCTCCTTTAAAGACTTTCATTATTGCACCACCAAATTGAGCAATTCTATCTTTGATCACATTAATTGCTGCAGATACTTGTGCAATCGCAACTTTCAATTTATCCATCGCTTTCTTTGAGGATGTAAAGTGAGTTACTAATGCACCAAATGCTATTAATAAAACTCCTATTCCTGTTGAAGCAATCCCTGCTTTGATCGTACCAAACATGATTTTTGCTGCAGGTCCTATTTTACCAAAAGCACTTTTGATTCCATTTAAAGAAACTCCCATGATTGAAAATTGTCCAATAGACCCTTTCATTGCTTTCTCTTGATCCTTTTGTGCTTGGGTAAACTTCTTGGATTCTCCTTTTGCATTCTTGAGTTGATTGTTTAAATTCTTTAATCCATTTCTTTCATCTTTAATTGCTGCTTTTTGCTCTGCAATTTTCTTAGTAAGATTACTTGGATCCCATGCACCTTTTCCTATTTTTGCTTGTGCTGCTTCTAATTTAATCAACTCTTTCTCTGCATCAATTAAAACTTGATTCTGAACTTTTACATCTTCAGTTAATTCTTCAACTTCTTTTGCTGCACCTTTTAAAGAAGTTTCCCATGTTTTAGTTTCCGCCGCTACTTGTGAAAGATTGGACTTTACTGTCATTACTATTTCGTCTGCTGCCATATCTTAAATTCCTTTAGTTTGTAGTTGTGTTATTTCAATACTTGCTACCCACATCACTTCTCCATCTGTCTTTCCACTATTTACTGCAATAGTTAGATAATCTATTCCATCTGCATCAGTATAAATTGCTCCTGAACAATCATATCCCAATGACATAGAAAAATCTTGAGGAGTAGTAGTCCAAAAAATTGAAGTTCCTCTTCCTGATGCAGTTTGTTTTCTTATGACTCCTCTTACTTTGAATGACATAAATTCTCCTGGTGTTCTACCTTGAGTTTGTGTTCCTAACACATCTGCTGCAAACATGCAGACTGCATCATCAGGAATAGGATAACAAACATTCTCAACATCATTTAACCAAAGTATATCTCTTTCGGTTGTTCTATAAATTCTATTAGACATCATGATTTTAGTCAATTGATGTTGTCCAAGTATATCTTTATAAATCTCCTCTCCTGTTTCCTCATCAATGATTCTTTGAGGACTATTACCACCTTGAACAAAAGCATTAGAAGTTGTTGCATTGCCTAGTGTTCCCATTAGAATAGTGTTAGATACCCTAGCATCCATCTGATTCATGTCGCCTGTAATATTGTCTGAAGTGTTTAAACCAAGTACAAGATTATTCTGCCCTGCTATCATTGTATTATTAACACCATCTCTAATTTCATTATTTCCTCCTTTGATCATGTTAGTAGTTTCAGTTCCTATGTTCTCGATATTAGCATTAGGAATGAATGCTCTACACATTTGATTCTGATTATCCCAAGTATAACCATAGGCTTGACATAATTCTTGAGTCGCCCATGCACCATCTCCATTGACATCAGTAAACAAAACTACACCATCTTGAATCTCACTAGGTTGAGCAGTTTGATTAGGAGCAAAAGGAAAAGGGGGATTTGATCGTCTTTTTTTACTCATTGTTTAAGGTATTAATATTAATTCTACTTTAGCAACTTGTCCAGGATTATAATTTATCTTACTAACTCTATATGCTCTATTCTTGATCATTACTATATCTGAAAAAGAAAACTGATTGATGTCTGCTCCTGTCAATTTAATTTTAAGTTTTAAAGTTCTAGTATCAGGATTATAGAGATCAAAATAATAACTTGCAAAGAAACGATTGAATAAGTTTAGAGGACTAGGATTATCTGCTCCAATCAATTGACAAGTTCCAAAGTTTAAATCATTTGAAGTTGGTAAGATAGGGTAATCTGAGAATCCTGAGAACAAGCAATATGTGTTCGCATTTTCTGAACTCCCACCATTAGCAGGTGGAATATAATAAGTTCCTGTCGCCATAGTTACCCTACCATTGAAGTAGCATAGTCTTGGTTTATTATCAAACTCCTCGCCTGTTCCATCGTCTTTAAGTTTATAAATTGCAGGAGTCCAAAGTTCAGGAGTTGTTGAGCCAAAAGGTTTGTTTAATGTCGCAGCAAAAGGACTTGCTTCAATTTTAGTTTCTCCTGTCAATAAAGTAAAGTCTGATGCATCAAAAGATAAACTACCATACTCAAAACCACCAAAGGCATTTTTATAATTAGTCGCAGTATAATCGCTTGAGTCAGTTTTGTATTTAAACAAAGTAGTTTTCTTTAGACTCTTCATTGGTTTATAGTTAAATTTCTCTACATCAATTTTGTCTGTCCAATCTTTCTTGATTCCTCTATCTGCTAAAGTTAATGCATTGGTTGCTGCAGTTCCAATTGGTGGAAAAATAGTATCATACTTTTCAATGATTATATTTTTAGAATTGGTAGGGTCTGCAACAGTTAGCAAATTGAATGTTTTTATAATACCTTTAAGAAAATCCCATTGCTTCATCTTTCCTCGTTTTGTCATGAGGATTTCTGTAGTAGTCATATTTTGTTGGATTTCTGTCATTGTAGTTTTTACTGTTGGAGTACTCCCTGATTCTCTAACTCTTACAGTCTGAGGATCGCCAGGATTTGCAGTTATCCATTGTTGCTCCATTACATCTCCTGCTTGCAATAAGAAAGTTGCATTCATTGAAATTGATCCATTGGAATTTCCTGCTGCAAAAAAAGTTGTCTGTACTACATCAGCAGGAACTAACCCACCATTTTTTATAATTTCAACAATGATATTTACTCCTACTGCTCCTGTGTTCTCCCATTTAAGATATGAGTTATTCCAACCAATTGAAGTATAGTTTGTTGTGCTTACATATTGATTAGTTGTAGAGTTATAATTAGGCAAAAGAAAACTGAATCCTGTCCATGAATAGTAACCTCTCAATGGTATGTTAGTCCATGCAGAATTTAGGCAATAAAAAGATGCACCTGCACCTGATGACTTCCAATAAGACAATCCCATGTTTGCTCCAATCATTGGTGCTCTATTTGCTCCCCAATTGAAATCCATGTAGATGTTCTCAAAGTCAGCAGATTGTAGAAATGTAGATGTCCATGTATAACCAACTCCCTCAAAGATTCTATCGATCAAATATCTACAAGATATCCATGGTCTAAACATTTGTCCTAGTGATGCAAATTGAGGTAACCCATCAGCAGGGCCTGAAGCAGGGGGAGCACCCGGATTATTTGCAACTGTAGCCTGATGTGTCCAATCTACAAAAGGATATTTTAAAACTGTGGTAGTCATTGCTCCAGGAGTTCCTGCAAAAGTTCCTGCAGGTAAAGGATAGTTTAAGTCTAAACCGGGTGTATTATCCCAAGATGATTTTATAACTGCTTTTGAATATGCATGAGTTAGTTCAGTCATATCAATGTCGTAGAATTTTTTACCTTTCAACTCATCTTTAATTTTTATAGTTTCAGAATATAAACTTACATTGTAGATGATATTGTCATTCTTATAATCTATGCTAATCATTCGCAAGAATCCTTTGAAAATAGTTGAGCCATCTTCCTGCAATACAATGTTAGTTTTTCTATACGGATTGAAGTCAATACTATTAGTTTTAGTAACAGATGTAATATCAAAAATATTTCTAAAGATTTTATTATTTCGATCAGTTCCTGGTAGTTTGAATGCCTTAGAATATGATTGAGTTTTTTCTGCAGCATTTTGAAAGTTATCTACACTCAAAGTCAAAGGGATTTGCTTCTCATCAAAAAGATCAATTAATACTTGACCATCACTCAATGTTGGTGCTACATAGTTTTGGATTCTCCAATTCTTAGTTGCAGATACATCTCCATTTGCTGCAGAAATGCAGATTGTAGTAGTTGGATTTTGCACATAGAATCCCCATTGAGCAGTTGCTCCTGCTACACCTGCAGGGAAAGTATAAGATGCAGTTTGAGTTGTTCCATCATAAAGTGAAATTGTCAAAGGATCAGAATTGATCACATACTCAAATCTTGCTTGATAGTAAACTGCAAAAGCACTACCCATGTCTGTTGCTCTCCAAGATACCCCACCATTCCCAGGTAGAATAAGTTCATTAGAAGCCATCATTGGATAACCTGCTGCAGTAACTCCCCATCTATAAAAAGTATAAGGAGTAGATATAGGAACGACTGTGTTTATATGATCCTGCTCATTTGCTTCAATTGCTTGGTATGATGCATTCAATGTTGTCCATTGATAGTCCGCCAAATAGTCAATAGGCACTGCCTGTTGATCAGCATAAGATTGAGGATATATGTATAATTCTACACTCATATTATATTGGTTGGGTATTTAATGTTCTTGATTCTTCAAACTTAAAAGTATATTGGATTACATTGTCATTTACTCGAGTCTTAACTTTAAAAGATGATGTCATTAATCTAACTGACTTAACATACTGCTCATAGGTACTATTGATTTGAGAAGGATTTTTAAATTGATAGTGAGGATGTATAATATAAATCTCAGGCGAGTTGATCAATTTAGTAAACCAATCTGCTTCTGCTTCAGATACTAAATCAGTATTAACTATGATCGTACTTTTAGCATTAACTGTGAATGCCTTTTTCCCACCTTTCCATCCTTGAGGATTCCAAGATACATCATTCCAACTTCCCTCAAGTTGTGTCCAATCATTTCTTTTAGTTTTAATTTCTTTTTTAGATTTCATGTTGAAAGTATAGTAATCCCAACCACCCATGGAATTTAACCATGCAATACGAACAGGCTCATAACCTTTTGAACTAGGACATCTTAGGCAAATCCAATGAGGAACAGATAAGTATTCAACACCACCTGCAGGCTCATCATGTGCATCTTCACAAGCAGACTCTGACAAATAAACACACTCGCCCTCAGGACCCCATCTCCAAGTTCCAGGCTCTTCACACTCCTCGCATCTATAGTTGGCTCTTTCACAGGCAGTTCTTGTATCGTATCTACACTCCTCTCCCTCTTTTCGAGTATCCCATTTATAATCCTCGCACATTTCACAGATTGGTTGTTCCTCATCTCTTTTTTTTCTCGATCTTGATTCTCCTGATCCTGCTTCTTCCTCTCCACCACTATTGTCATCTTCATCTCTTGGGTCTCCACCATCTCCACCATCTCCATCTTCATTGACTAATCTAAATGTGTAGCATTCCAAAGATCTATCTTTATCAACTATCCAATTCTCAAACTTTACATGGGTTTGTCTTAAATTGCCCGGAAAGACACCAAAATAAAGTATGCTTTCAAAACAATTAGGAACTCCAGGAGTGAAAGTAGTTGTTCCACCATTTGCATCAATATTATCTACTATGAAACTATCAGTTGAGCCATCACTAAAATATCCCATTATTTCTACTCCTGTTGGTTTAGTGAAGTTAGTAAATATCGCATTGAAAAAAGAAAAGACACCATAGTCATGAGGTCCTGCATATTGCATAGTAGTACCACCAATACCAACTTGAGGAGTATCAGATAAAATTCCATAACTAAACTGATTCAAAGGAGCGTACTCAGTTTCATAATCATAACCAAAATCCCAACCTATCCTAGTTAAAGCAAAGTCATTTTGTAGATAACCATTGAATACCATTTGCTCTACAGATGGAGCAATTGTACCACTAATTACTGTAGCAGGTAAGTTTGGTTGAGCAGACCCTTCCATCTGACATCTTGCTTCTATATAACTAGCATTCTTGTCATTTTGAGAAAACTTGTCGATCACATGAATAGGAAAATAAATGCCTTGGTATGTTGCTGCAGTTCCTTGAAGTGTAACCGGTCTTGATGCAGAAGTATAAGCAAGATATTGAGGAGCAGTATAAGATTCAGCATATTTTTGAAAATTAAAGATTCCTGCTCCTGTGTTATTTGGTATAGTTTTGGCTTCTGCAATCAATGAGTTAGCACTACCTAAACTACCAAAGACAGGATTCATAAAAACTGCAGAATAAAAAGAAACATTCCAATAGGGAGTAGGAACTCCTGATACTATTGCATCATTTCTAAAAACATATATCCACTTGAATGTTGCAGGATTAATGTCGTATAAAGGTTTCTGATCTTGTTGTGTAGCCATGTTAGTTGTTTTTAAAATTTATTCCTTTTATAGTATCTCTAATATCTTTTGCTATTGCAGTTTCCATTTGACTTTGCATTGTCTTATATGCTATCCTCAAAGGCTTTTGAAAAAAGTTTAAGGCAGGTATTCCATCTCTATTAATTTTCCTAGAAATTAGATATGCTAATCCTGAAACAAATCTGCCTGATTTTTTATCTCGTCCTTTGCCTAATCCTTTTGGTTTCAATCCTTTTTTCTTAATCCATTTAGATAAGATTTCAATAGGAGGACCTTTGCCTTTATATGAGAAGTCAGTAGTTAATTTCTTGCCTTGGTAATTTGTGAATGATCTCTTAATCTTAACTCCTGAAACTCCCTTATCCCAAAACTCGCCATAGTATAACATTGAAAATCTAACCTCATAACCATTTTTAGTTTTTACGACTTTATAAGTTATAGAATTTTCTAAAGGACCTCCGCCTTTGCTATAAGGTTTTGCAGATTGTAAACCAGCCTTTGATCGATTCATAACTTGCTTACCCATCTCATTAAGATAAGTTTCTAAATGTTTATGATATGGATTCGCCATTATAAGTTAAAAGTTATTTTTGGTGGTATTAATTGAATGATCATATTTCCTATTCTAAACTTAAACATTATTCTACTAATCCTTTATAATCTAAATCTGACTTTAATGGGATATTGCAAGATTGATAGTTATTGTCTGCATTCAAAGTAATCTGAAACACCCAACCTGTAAGTAAGTTGTCGAATCTTTCAGTAAAAGGCTCTAAATTAAATTCTTCCTCAGCAAAGATTATAGGTGCATTGATATCGCTATCTTGTTGGCTTGATTGATAGATACTATTCCTAAACATTGATACTATATCTATACTAGTTTGCAATGTTGAAGACAATACCTCTTGCTCATTGTTTAAGAATGCAGCAGACTGAATATTTTGTTCTGTCCAATCTGCATCTTGACTAACTAAATCCATAACGAATATCTGAAAAGTATAATCTATGGTTGCTCTTTTAGTTGCAACTCCTACAGGGTTTATGTGCATGAGTGGAAACAAAGTATTTTTAGATAAATCAATATCATGAATATCTCCTGTGGTTGTAGTAGTTAAATGTTTATGAACTGCACCTACATTCTTTAAAGTATTTATTATATTGTTGTAAGTTTTATTTATTATCATATTTCATGTTTACTTTTTGCGATTCATTTAAGTCAACCTCATAAGACATCCAAGTTAAACATTCAAGCAAACTCAGTTTTGTTATCCTCGCTAAATTAATTATCTCTCCATTAGTTAATCTATACATTATTCCAAACCAACCCCATCTTTTTCCAAAGGCTTCGCCAGGGTTTCTTGCATTGTCTTTCTCGTCTGTTCCATCAAAGATAATTGCAAAGTCCTCAGTAATCCTTTTCCTAAAGTCCAAAAAAAAACCATAGCATTTTGCACTTGTTCTCCACTCATCTCTTTCATTACTTCTCGCCTGACAGATATATTACCATCGTAGGCTGCGATTGAATAAACTCCATTCTTGTCTTCAGTAATAGGTCTAAACAAAATAGCCATCAGATCAGGCATACAATTTCTCAAGTCCTCTTTGATCAAAGTTTCTATGTCAGCATATTCTCCTAAAGTTATGTCGTCTAAGTTAGGGTGGAATCCATACTCAATACCATCTATTGTCATTCGTTTAACTAACTCAGTATTTGCTTCGCTTTGCATCAATGCAATTCTACTTAGTATTTGTGAAACATCAGACAAGGCTAACTGCTTTATGATTTGAGTAGGAATATCTGTTAGAACTTTTATTGTATCCAATGCTTCATTAGATTTAGTATCAGTCCTCATTGAAATTAATTCTGCCCATCTTTTTAAATTGACATCAGACCATTTCTTGATCAAGTTGTAATTTTGTTCTTTACCGTCTTTATGGATTTTTAGTTTCATAGTATATAATAGAAAATTGGTTAGTTTATTTTTTTGTTTATATTTGCCTGAGTTTTCATAAGGATTAGGGGGTTTGCTTTGACATTTTGCATTCCCCCTTTTCTATTGTAAAAAGTATTTTCCAAAGTTAGAATCTATTTCATAGTACATTCTCATTGCTAAGGCATCTGAGTAATCAGGCGACCTACCAAGTATCGCTTTCACATTATCTTTAGGAATCATTTGTAGTTTATTATCTTTGTCTGCATCTTTCATTCTCACTTGTTCTAACTCCTCAATGATATTGTTCTTGGTATTCACATCAGGACAAGTTATTCCTATTTGTCCTTTATTAATTAAGTCTGATAATTTGTAGTAGCATTGAGTTTTTAAATTTTGATAGTTTTCTTTTTTCAAGGCCCTAGCATTATTTGTGAATCCCTGACATCTTAAGAAATCTTTTGCTCCACCACCTACACCATCTTCATCTATTATAATATTCCTAAGAGGTACTTGGTTTTCCTGTTGCATAGTTTGAACTTCATCTACTACTTCATTCATTGCAGATTTTAATAGTGTTTTGATTTTCACAACTTGCAATCCATTCCAATATAAGATAACTGTTTTATCACTACCAAATCTTGCAACATCAACACTAATGAACTTTTGCCCTGATACTCCTTGTATCTCAAAAAGTTTTATAATTGAATCATAGTCTATAAGAGCATCATTGCTTGCATCATACTCCCAATTACCAAAAAGCAATCTTTGTTTTGATAACTCATCTAAAGTTAGTAATTGAGTTTTGTAATACTTAGATATATACTCATTGTCATCAACAAGACTCTGAATAAATTTTCTATGAGGTTTTTGCTTACCATCTTTGCTTGGTCTGTAGTATTGAGTATAAACCCAATTCTTTGCAGGATTGCATGTCATCAACATTTTAGGAATCCTATTATACTGATCAAGTTTATATCTCATTCTACTTGCTACTATGTTTTTTGCTTTTTCAGTTATTTGGTTTGCTTCATCAATGAATGCTCCTGTAATTTCAAGCGACCCCAAGTTGTCAAAGTTTTTATCTGATGGATATAAGAATAAATCCTTTAGTAGTATTTCAGATTTATTAAAAAAGGAAATTATATTACTACCTGCATTGAAGTTATAATCTCGTCCTGCTTTGATGTTCCAAGTTTCGCATACTTCAAAGAAAGTATTTAGTGTAGTTTTTTTCAATGAATCAAGTTTACTCCTACCCATCAACCATCTAGTCTTAGGATATTTTATGCACATTAAGATTAACCAAGCACAACCAACCCATGACTTCCCACCTCCTGCTGCACCCCCAAATAATACTTCAGTCGTTTCGTTATCGAAAAGATACTCTATTGCTTGTGCCTGAGTATGAGTAAAGTCAATTGATGTGTAGTCATCTTTAATACTCAACTCCTTTAATATTTATTTTTAACTTGATCGGCTCATCTCCTGAACTTAAATCCAATTCTGATCTTTCAACATAACCTCTTTTCTTGCCTTTCGTTTTTAAAAAGAAAATAGTTGCAGAAGTATTACCATCTCCTATTTGTTTATGCAGTTGACTTTCCCCAAAGTCCAATGCAATGTTCTCTATCTCTTTCACATGTTGAGCAAACTCCTCATCTTCCTTTAACCATTTGTAGTATGTTGATCGAGGAACACTGGCGTTCTTACAAGCAAGAGTTACTACTCCTAATGATTTCTCTAATGCTTCAAGTAAAGATTCCTTTTTTATGTGTCTACTTTTGTCCATAGTTTATGATGTTTAAAAATTCTTGTCTAGTGTTTAAGTCATCTTTAAAAACTCCTATCATCTTTGAAGTTGTTGTCCAAGTGTCATGTTTTTTAACTCCCCTCATATTCATGCATAGATGCTGTGCTTTCAATGTTACTGCTACACCCAAAGGCTCTAACTCTTTCATAAGTCGTTCTGCAATTTGTGTAGTTATTCTTTCTTGATTCTGTAATCTATTTGCATATAAGTCTAATGTTCTCGCTAATTTAGATAATCCAACAATTTTATCTTTTGGTATGTATGCAATATTTGCTACACCAAAGAATGGTGCTATGTGATGTTCGCATAAACTATAGAATGGTATATTAGTTTGTACTATCATCTCATCAGTTCCCTCTGCATCAAAACAAGTAAAGTTAAATTCTTTAGGAGTTAAAAACTCTCTCATAAATTTGAGGTATCTTTTAGGAGTTTCTCTTAATCCCTCTCTGTCTGTATCCTCGCCTAGATATTGTAATATGCGAACAAAGTTATCTTCAACAGGCTCTTCTTTCATTTCCCAAGGAAACACTAACCATTTGTCTTTTAATTCTGTTTCTTTTTGTTTATCGAAAATAGCAACAAAAGGTTTCTTATACTTTGCATAATCTTTCCTAGTTTTTCCTGAATCAATTAAGTCATCTACTATTATGTCGCATTCTTCAATACTATCTACAGGATTCAACATTGCAGAAATATATTGTCCACCTCTCGGCACACCATAATACTTTTTAGATTTGTCTAATTGATTAACTCGATTTTTAATCTCTTTCCAATTTATAAAATATTCCATAGTTTATGATCTTGCACACTTAGTTTCCATTTAGGATTATCCAAGCATAGATTAATACAATGTAGCACATTGTCATTGTTTATAGTATAACCATCTGAATGAGGACTAACCCAATAGTTTTCTGCTTCAATTTTAGGATTAGGTATCTCTTGTCCTTTGTGTCTTACATATCGCAACTCATGTACTTTAGTATCTTTAAAATTTTTCTTAATGACATGTTCTGCAACTTTAGGACTTATGCATATAAAATCTATACCATCAGGACATGAATGTAAGCCTGAAGTTTCAATTGCTTGAAAATATCCTTTGTCTTTAAACCATTGAACTATTGGAACATTCAATTGATCAAGTGGCTCTCCACCTGTCCAAGTTATTTCCTTACAATCCTTATTTGCTTCAAGCATCCAAGTATGTATTTTTTCTAATTCCCACTCAGACCCTGATTCAAACTCAGTATCGCATTTAATCCCTGAAGCATAACATGCTCCTTGTGCTTTGCATCCTTGCAAACGAATAAAAAAAGTTGGAGTGCCTGATCTCTTGCCCTCGCCTTGTAGTGAATAAAATATCTCACTCACATTTAAAGTATTATTTTGTTCCATTGTAAATTATTTTTGAAGTTTCTGTTTCTGCTAACTCGATTTGTACTATTGGTAGTTCTCTTTTGATTTGTACGAAAATCCAAATCGCCATGTTCTCGGCACTAGTATCAAAAGGCAATTCTATGAAAGGCTCATTGTCTAGTTTTAGTAATGTGCATAGAGGATCTTTTTCATGCAGTAAAAAATAATGATCGTATTGCTTGACAATTGGCTCTACTATTTTATCAATGTCTCCAAATAACATAGTAACACCATCTTTCATTTTATCAAACTCAAAAGTACATTTTATCTTATAAGTATGCCCATGAATCCTACCGCACTTCTCATCTGCTTTCTTGTTTCTATGTGCAGCATAAAAGTGATATTTTTTTTCTATTTTCATTTTAATTTAGTTGATTCAAATAATCTTTTCTCCTCATTGTAGTTAGAAACTATTTGATGTTTATAATTCTTAAGATATTTTAGATACCATAAAACAACATATCCCATTCCATACTGAGTATAGCCTTTTTTGTGAATGATCGCATAAGGAATTTCTGCAACCTCATCAACATTAACTTCTTCTTCAGTATAGATATTCAAATTATGTTGTCCAAGTATGTCTTGTGTAATACCTATTGACTTTGCTCTCATATTGTCTAAGGCGATTCCTAAGGCACTTATTTTGTTTTTTGGTATGCTTGTATTGGAGAGCAGATAATGCGCTAAGATGTCATCAGGATTAGTTATAACAATCCATTCTCCTTTCATGTCATTTCTAATGATTGAATCAAGATACTTTTTATTGCGATCAATAAGATTAATTCTTTGCTCTCCGTCTAATTGTTTTACTCCCCCTGCTATTATATTTATATCTGCATCAGGATAATTATTATAAAAATAAGAAGTTATTTTGGTTGTTGATGTGAAAGGAGCATGGTTAATAAAATCTAATTTAATCCCTTCAATGTCTTGGTTAGTTATAAGATTAACTTTACAAGCAAGGCCCTCATAAATTATAAGATTACAAATATTTAAACCAATATTTCCTGCTCCAAAGATATTGATGTTTTTAAATCTCATAGCCAAACATTTTAAAAGTATCTATTTTCTTTTTGCATGGAATACATTCTAGGCATTCTTGAGAATCTTTAGGAAAATGACATGAAAAACATTCTTGGTATGCTTTTTCTATATCGCCACCAAGTTTTAGATATTCATTCAATATCTCAATTTTACTTTTGTCTTGGTAAGGTATCTCAATTTTTATTTTCTTTGAAACTAATTCTTTTGTCAAGACAGAATTAAAAAGTTTTTGAGTTGCTTTAATAAATTTTTCTTTTTTATCATAGTGTAAATCATCTGCAGTAGTTCCTAAGATTATAGTATCAGCATAATTAACTGCAATAGATAAAAAGATTAAATTCCTCAAAGGAATAGTTAAAAGATTATCGTCTTGCACATATTCAGCCAAGTCTATTTTTTTTATAATGACATCTTTTGGTAACCTTTTCTTTTCTTGTTCGTTTTGTTTAGTGCCTATATCAAAGAATAGTTTATGATCAGGTTTTAGAATCTTATCAATTAAGTAAGAATCCATACCACCACTATACAATAAAACTTTAGAGATTTTCCTCGGCATATTTTTGAAATTTATTCCATTCTTTAAAATTATGAATAAGCAT